AACTCCGGGGCGAAAGCCCGATGCGGTTGTGAATCGGTGGGTTGAAAATCCCCACGCCGCCCTCAGTTTTTAAACCCCATTTAACCATGGACAAGGTTTTCAAAATGCTCAGCCGCTATGCGACTGTGACAGGCTCCATCTATTATACAGTTCAACTGTTAAAGATGATTTTCAAACCGTAAAAACCAAGCCCCCCTTACCGGGGCTTTTATTTTTAGCATATTTTTTATAGCCTTATCAACCCCACGCTTAACCCGCCAGGCTTTTGTTATATTTAAACTTACAAAAGCCTGATAATCAATTTAACATAAGGGTTAATTATAGGTATTTTAATTTTATATTTTCACTGACTGCCAAGATAGTGATTTATCGCTTGCTCACTTGGCGGTTTCAGGATAAATCCCTGTTTCGGTATTCGGTAGTAAGGTATCAAAATTATGCCATACCTGCAAATTATTTACCTGGATTATTTAATCTCGCCCAAGCCTTATATTCCATGGTAGCAAATACAGCCTCCCTGATATTACCAGGCACCTGCCTTTCAGCTACCGGCTGTATGCTGTGCCGGCAATTCCAGCCACCCGCCCGGATAAAGAAGTTCTCAGGGTTTGTACCATCTATCATACCATACGGTAATCCGGTTTTCTTATAAATATCACATCCCAGCCCTTTTAATATCTCAGGCACCTCTGATATATGGAAGTAGTTTTTATCGGTCATCTTATCGCAAAAGCACCTTGTTGTTTCAATATCGGTGTTCATGTACCTGTACCATGTGTACCCAAGGTCAGATGAAACGATCTGTGTATACTGGCGGTTGAACTGTTGAATACTGTCATTAGCGACCGTCTTAACGTACCTGTCAAGTATTCCCTTACTTTGTGGCGTATTAATCAGCGATTGCCTTAGTTGTTCTGCCAGGTCGCTGTATGAGCCGCCGGAAGTTATGTTTGTGCGTAATATCTGTATAATGGCATCAGAAACGTTTGCGCTTATACCTTGCGTGGTAAGCGACTGAACTGCATCTGTTATAGCCTGGTTACGGATGGCTTTAAGTAATGGCTTTGGTTTGAATGTTTTCTCTACCGATTTCCAGTACTCAAATTGTAGGTTGTAAATGCTGTTGAACGACTTGGCAAAATCCTTTATTTCTGCTGTGTATTCTTTATTCAGAATAATCCGGTTCAGTTTGTTTTTAATAGAAGACAGAATACTCAGGTTCTTTACCGTAACAGCAATACGGTCGCCTTTTGTGTCGAGCCGCTTTATTTCTGACAACATCTCCTTAAACAGCCGTTCCTGTAGTTTTGGTATTGATTTATCAAAGCCAGAAAGGCTGCGTTTTATCTCCTTTATTATTTTACTGAAGTCAGGCATTAAGCTACAGTGTTATCCAATGGTACAATCATTCCAGTTTGTGCATCAATTTGCGCCTGCGCCATCTTTGTTATTTCTTCTTTTTGTTTTATGATATCCAGTTCAACAAAACCCGGGTTTACTTCTATGGCATCTGAAACAAACTTGTTGATATTGCTGCTTATAACGTAATCAAGCTGAGTTATACCATTATTACTAAGCCTTGCCATTTTATCGTCTTCAGATATGCCCGCCAGCGGATCAATCTTAAGCACCAAGGCAACGTACTGCGATATTTCCAAGTCATTACTGAACGCCTTGGTTGCGTATGCCACTTCCATAGCGTTTATAATAGCCGGGTTCAGTTTGTTTTTAATAGCCGATGTTATCTGCTCATCATAATATTTGGCACTTAGGATATCGTACTTTTCAGGAACCGCTATTTTTGGCAGCATGTCGTAAATCTCCTGTGCTGTATATACATCCGAATACCTGTACAGTGCGGTGTAATAATAAACCAGGTCAATGATCCGGACAATATCCTCAGCTATTGAATGAACCATGGTATTCAACTCATCCCGGTCTACCTCCTTGGCAACCCCTGACTCTGTTAATGGGGTATCAGCCAGGAACTCAAAGTTTATAGCTGCCAGCGCAGATGCAATATGACCCTTAACCGATTCCTGCTGCAGTTTTATAATATCCACCGGGCCGTGAACGTACCCCATTGGCGGTGTTGGTAACGGGTGCTTATCGGCTTCCACAGCCCCTATAACCACCTTGCTGTATGGACCAGAAGCAACCATACCAGATCCAGCGCAGGTGGTACAAACAACGCTGCATTGCTCATTATTGACAACTTCCTGAACCTTTCCTATGCCCTTACATTTAGCGCACTGGTTCTGCGTGTATTCCCAGCGCTCAGGGAACATAGAAAGAACCACAGCCGCCTGTAAATCGCTGTATTCCCTTATGGCTTCATTAAATCCAGGCAGTATGCCTGATATCCGGCTTTCGTACAGGGTATTCCAGCCATAAACATCAACCGCAATGCCTCCAAGTTTGAACACCGGAAGTACGCCGAGTTGGTGATCATACCGCCATGCCTCTGTATATTCCCCACGTCCGTTAACTTGATCGTACCTGTGGACGGCCATGGTTGTAACGATATAAAAACTCTTACCTTGGTTTGGACGGCCTTGCACATAATACACACAGCCAACCTTGTTAACCATTACAGCGTAATCCGCATGCACAAAATCAATAACCTCACAGGAATTAAATATTGTAGCAACCGGGCGAAGGTATACGTTACCCTCTTCTGGTATTTCCAAAGGAGCCACCATACACAAGGCGTTTGCATCGATAAGATAGTTTCGCAATAACAGGCTAAAAGCCCAGTTTGTTATTGAATCGAAAACGGGGTAATTGTTCTCTGCATAATTAAACATTTTCTCATTGTCTACTACCCTGTCAAATGAAGCCTCTGGATATTTTATACTCCAATCAGATGAGCGACGTATTTTTTGCAAAGTATTTTCTATTTTGTTGAAATACGGCTTTGTCTTAGCCACAAATATCTTTTTCCGGTATGCCTGAACTTCTGGCGCCTCGTTTGGCCTGCGCTCTTCGATAAGTGTTGCAGGGAACAGCCCATCAGCGTGTGTTCTCATTTCCTTCTCTTTCTCCCTTGCGTCTTTACAATAATAATACATCTTCTTATCTGTGAAGTACGCTTTCAATTCGGCAGGTGTGAATTCAGTTTTTGCCATAATGGTTAAATTTTTAGACGCCCTGGCGCCCATTCTTTTTTGGATTTCAGTTTGAATACGTATGGCATCCTTAGTTTATTACAGACAACTTTCATCACGTTATCATAAGCCCTTTTCATTATTGGGCTGGCTGCGTTGCTGCCAAAACTTAGCAAATAGTAATCACGGTATAGTACAGATAGGTTCGGCATTATTTCATTGTGAAGGCGTGCCCAATAAGCAGGCGCCCATTTCGGCACATGTGGACTAACTTTAAGCAGCGCCATGGCTATGTTAAAATACAACTCGTCCGGTATCCAGGTTCCGAACTTCCTGAGGGTTGATAGTTTCGATTCCGGGTCTATACCCCTTGCGGTTTCAAACACCTTGCATCCCGATTCAAAATACATAACCTCTGATCTTGTTTGCCAAACTCTTGACACGCTATATTGATCCTGTATTTCTTTGCAATCAGCCCAAAAATAATACTTCGGGTTTGGCGCCTCGTCGTTGCCTTCTGTTATTATCGTAAATGGCACACCCTCCAATTCACCAAGTAATTCAGATGGGCTTCGTCCAAGCCACAACATATCAACATCTAAGGCCAGCGTACAGTCAAATGGCGTCAACTGATCAAGGTGCAATTTTACGCCGAAACCTTCCCTGTATGATTCTGGAAGTTCAATACGATGATCAAATATGTTACACTGCGATTCAGTAAGGTGTCCAAGCCCATCCCCTGCGTACACAACTGCAACGGGTATATTTTCACAAGCCTTTATACTCATAGCCAAGTTATAAGCCATGTTACCGTAATTTGCATGCCCCGTGGCTATTAATATGATCCCCTTTTTTAACACAGACTGTTATAGTTTATTGATATATCAACAGACGAAGCCACGAAATATATCGGAGTTGTCCCGCCATAAGGTATCAACATGCACCGGTCAATGGTTTGTGCGTAAGTAAATGTAATGTTCTGAATGTTGCCATCACAATCCATATACGACGCACTCTGCGGCGCATCATCTACCGAAGGAAGGTAAGTTATCGTAAACGATCCGCACTGTTCAGACACAAACGGGGTTATCGTAAACTCAAGGTCAACCGGTAATGAAGGATCTCCCGAACAATCTGAAGTAACCACTATCGTGTATGAAACACCAGGCGTAAGGCCGGTTATTTGTATATTCGGTATAACTACGTTTCCGGATTGAATTACCGTACCAAGATCTGAAGTCAAAAATAACTCCCAATTCCAGGAAGATGGAGACGGCAACCCAACATCCCAGGAAATATCAGCCGATGTGCTGCTCAGGTATGAATAAATAAGGTCTACTGGTGGCGGGCAGAAACTAACATCAGATCCGGTTATGTTTCCGTAAACCGTAGCATCGTCATATTGCCCGTTTGCGCATGTTACCCGATAACCGGCTATAATAACATTGTTCACAACCGGGGCCGGATTGATAACTGTTGCCGTCAATACCCCATTGGCATCTATAGTACACGAAGAGAAATAGTTTGTGTTATAATACAGCAGCGATATAGTGTACGGCCGACAGCAGATCATGTCGTTATCGGTAAGCACATCCGGGAACACGTTCGTTGTACCCTCTTCCCATACTTCGGCTGTACTGTCATCAACCAACGATATCTGCGTAGCCTCTTCACAGGTTTGACAATTACTGTTTGTGGCATCGAACGGGGTAACTTCTACCTGGAAGCCAGCCTGCGCAACCGGGTAGTTTAAAAAGTCCTGCCAGTCTATTTGATAATCACCAGACAATGCAACTTCACTTAACAACCTTTCACCTTCTATGTTTACAGTATCGTGCGACAGAGCAATAACTAATTTTCTATGCCAGTCCTCCGGGAACTGATCAGTTTGCCCCTGGTAGGTATTACGGATAACAACCGATTGCACTTTTGTTGTCCCGTCTGCCTTCCGAAATACATTACGCTCAGTCGGGAACTGCGGTTTGCTGAAAAATATCGGTAATCGTATGCGGTTACTAAATGGCATTATAAAATATTTTATCTCATTATTATTATTCCACTCGCCGGGCCTCCAAAATCAAACGATATCATAGTTGGCGGGTATGCGTCAAATGATGCAGTTATTCCCATATTAAGCAACTGGCCGGTTCCGTCGTATATCCAAACCTGAACCGTTGGGAAGTCCCCATATTTGCTTTGTAAAAATGCGGTATAAGGGATCTGCAAGGTAGCAACAGATGCAAACGTGGTTATCGTTGGTTCACAGTCCTGGTCTGCCGGTATATCCGGGCTATCAACTTCGCCTCCGTAGCAATACTTATATCCAAAGGCGTCTTCATCGTTACTGAATTCTATAACCGAAGTAAAGCAATCATCACCGATGCGTTCAAAGCAATTTGAACACTCTACCAATGTCTCGTCCGGGTAACCGTATGGTGTCGCTTCAATAACAACCTGTATCTTAAAGCAGGAACCCACTGCAACTACTGATGTGAAATTAGGCAATCCGTAAGGCCAGTTATAAAGCACCTGCGTTTCCGATAGCCTGAATCTATCCGGCTTTTCTGTAAACGTTATCAGCGGTGCATCATCGCATTCGGTAACAAGGTTTACCGTTACCTCGTCGCCAGACTGAGTGCATAGACTGTCTATTTCAAGCTCTGTCCCATTTACCACGAACTGAAAATAAACATCTTCCTGGTCGTAAACCGGCAGGCAGTAATTAATATTACCCCATATACACAATGGCGCTGCCGCTGCATCGCCGAAGCGTACAAATGAATTAACCGGGCTTATGATTGTTACTGCCATTTCTTTATCAGTGTAAATGTTGCTTCCCCCTGTACGGGTTTATAAGCAACGGATTTAATAAAACCCTGCTCAAAAATACCGTTTCCACACTGGTATTCAATATATCCGTATGGGTTATTTTTTAATGCGATGTAGTCAGCTATTGACAACGGGTATGCAAAAGACACCGTTTCGGGCTTCCAGATCGGAGTATTATCAT